TGAGAGGCAGTTTTTACAGCACCACCTTTTTTGTAGCCAGTAGCACCGCGAGTTTCTCGACGCATTTCGTCACGGGCTTCACGCACCTTGCTGGCATCCTCAAATGGCGTGCTGGGTTCCATTCCAAGACCACGCTGATACAAGCGACCATAATTTCTTACGCCAACACCCTCATCCGAAACAAAGTCAGATAACTTCTTTTTAGCCATCAGGCCATAGTCTACGTCTGGGTCAAGACCCATGCCCCGAAGAGTATCTCGACCAATGCTCTTGGCGGCATCCGTCATGTTTTTTGGATTTTTCTCGTAATCGAGATACTTGTATTTACTTTCTCTTGGCATGGCAATCTCCGGTTAGCAATAGCCGCCTTTTTTCATTTTGGTCATGCCGCCTTTTTTCATCACAACTTTCTTGGTGTCAGTCTTGCCTTTCTTGGCAATACCGTCAGCAGACTTGTGACCAGCAGCCAGACCGCCACCTGCCATCTTCTTGACCTTGCCGCCGCGCTTCATACCGGCTTCAGCCATCTCATGCTTGATCATGGACTTGGGAGCGCCCTTCTTTTTCATGAAGGAAATTTCTTTGCCCACCATCTTCTTTGACTCAGCCATGCCACCCTTTTTCATGGATGCTGGAGTAGGCGTTTTTGGCATTCTCATGGGAGGGTATTTTTCCTGAGACATTGCGCTGCGCTTTTCTTCATCAGACTCCATAGAGCGCATTTTGGATTCTGTAATTGGTTTGACTGGCATATAGCCTCCTTTTCGGTTTGATTTCGACTTACCCGCTTCACTCAACGCAATTGCAATCGCTTGCTTTGGGTTAGTGACCTTTTTGCCGGATGACGATTTAAGGTCACCCGACTTGAACTCTTTCATAACTGTGCGAACCTTATCCTTCATGGTCGCCCTTTTGTTTCTTTACGGAGGTCATCAATTTTTGCCTCCAAACGAGAAATGCCAGCGTCAAAGCGCTCCATGATTTTCTCCATGTCGCGATGAACTTCTGCGCGAGTGATGTGATCACGAGCCACCTCCTCTCGGGTTTTGTTAAGCAGGATGCCAAGCCTGTTTATCTCAGCAAACTTTTCTTTCACTATGAATCCCAGTAAGGCAACGATGGCTGTTAGGATCACGTTCCATATCATCATCTCCATTACCACTTCACCTTCATGATGTTCTAGATTCCTTGTATCTCTGAATTCTTTCGACAATTAGGTCCAAGTCATCTCCTAGTTTTCCCAAAGCGGCATTACATTGAACGCACAAAGCGCCTCTATACACTCCGGTTTCGTGGCAGTGATCTAGACACTTTTTTTGTTCACTGAATGACGCGCTACATATACCGCAATTTTCTGCTGAATTAAACTTTTCTATTTCAACATCAGAAATAATAGCGCCACGAAAAGCCCAATGTGTTTTTTTGGCTACTCCAGATTCCCATCGGACGGAGTTGTATTTTGTTTTTACGTCATTTACGTTTGCATGAAAACACTTCGCACAATATCCCGAACGGGTATGCGACCGCACATGAGAACCGCAACCAAAACAACAAAGTTTTTCTGTTTTTACCATTTCACTTTATCCGACCACCAAGCGGCGCTCATTTTTCCTTTTGAAATGTTGGCTTTGTGACGCGCTTTAAACGATTTGCGCTTTGCCTTCATACGATCAGACTCGCCAGCCTTGGGCTTTCCTGCCGTACCAGACACAGTGCCAACTTTTTTACCCTGCTGCCCAAAACGAATAACCTTCTCCTTGCCGCCCTCACAAGCCTTCACAACGTGAGACTTCTTGGGGTGGGTGGGAGTTGAGCGAGGCGAGTTGCATGGCATCGCCGATTTCTTGACCGGCTTAACCATTAGCAACCTGCCTTTCCTCTTCCATAGGTTTCAGAAGCGGGTACAGGAAATCTTCACCAAATGCACCCTCAAACTCATGGACACCCATGTGACCTAGTTTGATGGTGGGGTCTACCCAAGCAGTGAACCCATGCTCATGCGCACGGTCGCAGAAGACATAGTCTTCGCCAATGTAGCCGTCTGGGGTAGATTGAAAATCAAAGAAGGATTGAAGCACCTTGTTGGTGTTCTGATCCATGTACTTCCATTCAGGATGTGCATCTCGCAACGTCTCAAAGACCTTGCGCTGGATCATGATGAAGCCAGTGCCTACACGCTTGACTTTAACCAGACCCATCTTGTCCATAAAGATGTTGCCGTTTTCGTCTTGGTCGAGGGAGGAGAAGTAGACCTTCTCTTTCTTGCGAGCGGCTCCCACACCTGCAACGATGGGCTTGGTTTGGCTCCATGCCAGTAGACGAATAACGTCATCGGCATTGAACGTCATGTCGGAATCGACCATGAAAAGATGGTCAGCATCCGACTCAAGGAATTCGTTGGCGATGATGTTCCTTACCCGGGACACTACGGAGCATCCCGAGACATTGGAAATCTGAATCTGAATACCGTGCTGCTGCGCCTTGACGCAAAACTCGGCAAGCGCAATTGCTAACTTGACCGAGACCTTGAAGTCATACGCTGGCAACCCGATGAACAGTTTCTTGCCATACAGGTTGAAGGAAGCCTCTGATTGCATGACATCACCCGTATATCACCATGATGGACGCAACGTCCGTCAGGTCAACGTAAAGGTTAGTCTCAACCAGAATGCCTTCACCCGGCATTGGAAGCCAGAAAGTACCAGAGGCTGCTGCTGCTGGAGAGTTCATGGTCATCAGGATGGAACCGCTTGCCCCGCCATCTCGAAAGACAACAGAGCCAGCAGCAGCACCTGAAACACCATAGACAGCCTTGATCCGACAACGAGGCAAGTCGTTGTTGTTCTGGTCTTGCATCTGCCCATCGGTCGTTCGCGGTTTTGACGCTAGTACGTCATATTGCATGGAAGCCATGTCAGCCTCCTATTACGAGTTCGCGAACGGCGTAGCAGGAGTGCCAGTGCAGACGATAACGCCATTGACCATGTACTTGTTGGTGGTCAACGAGGTGATGGTGATGCAAGTGCCGATCACACCGCCAGTGTCAGAGCCGTTCAGATTGATGAAGTCGTTGGCAGCAACTGGCACAAAGCCAGCCATCGCACCAGACGAATCAGAGTCAATCGACAGAACCGAGCCAATGAACTTGTCAGTGCCATTGGTAGCGATCTTTACCGAAGAGGTCGCAATGGTTGCGTCCACCCAAATGGTGAAAGTTGCACTTTGGTTGTTCTGGGTGTTGGGATCAGCGCCGGGGCCAGCCGAGGGGGCATTTGCCGAAGTGTTGATTACAGGAAGAGTGATCACCAGATCAGCAGCAAGAGTGCCACCAACCTTGAGAATCTTGCCAGCGTGTGCAGCCACCGTCAGGGTGGTGCTGGAGGTCAGAGAGACCACATTGCCAGCGCCTTGCGAATAGAAGCCATTGAGCGAGCGAACCGGGCCGTCGAGAGTAGTAATTGCCATGATCAACCTTTCGTGTTGTAGCACATTCTCTTATCGTCTCTACAAAGTCTGCTAGGTCAGTCGATAAGAGTGAGATTCCTAGATGTGAACATCATACTGCGTTTAAACGAAAAAGGGGAAGGTTTTACCCTCCCCCCTTCTTCATCAAGCGCCGGGAGAGCCGAAGATACCCAACGGATCAGACCAGCCGAACGAATAACGCTCACGGGCTTTGTAGCGGACGTTGCCGGTATCAAAGTCGCCGTCCATCGATGTTGCCAACGGAGTACGCACAAAGTGCTTCAGGCCGTTAGGAACGTCAGTGGTCAAGAACCAAGCGTTGTTGTCGGTCAGGAAGTTATTGACGGTATAACCACCCGGGATCGACCCGTTGTTCTTGATTGCGTTGATGTCGTTGTTGTTGGTCGAAACACGGAGTTCGGTTTCCAACAGGCGGGTAGCCACGAACATCAGGCTCGGAGGAACGATCAGTTTGCGAGGCTTTGCAGCGATCAGCAAACCACGTTCGTCGGTCCACGCTGCGATCTGGATAACGGCGGCTTCAAGCGAAGTCTCGTTCAAATCGGCAGGGGTGGCAGGCTCGTTGGAGTTGGAGCCACCAGAGACCAGAGGGTGAGCCGTTGAGAACAGTTCGACACCATCGCCACCGGGATAGGTAGACGAGAAGCCGTTGTTCAGAACGTTCGCCGCTTTGACCTGCTTGGTGTACGCCATTGCACGGGCCAGAGCCTTGGTGTAGCGAGCCGAGAGAGAGTCATAGAGGTTGTCCTCAATGGCTTCTTCCGTCAGGCTGAAACCAAGAGCGATGGTTTCGTGCTGGTAACGAGCAGTCCATGCTTCCTGTGCGTTGTCATAAGCGATGGCAGAGCCTTCGTTTTTGACCGGCGCGGCAGAGAAGCCCGACAGTTTGGTTTCTTCTTCGAACGAA